CTGCATATATACCTGACGGTCCCTTGGCAACAACAGGTAGTGGAACGGACGTGTTATTGGTTTGCATGTTAGCAATGCACAATGCTCCAGATGGTACAGATAAAGCTGCTGTTGTTGCTAAAGGAATAGCATCCATAATAATTGCACTTGGGCTTGCGCTATTTTTTTGGGACAAATGCAATTGACCTGCAGGAGAAGGTGTATCCGTTCCAATACCCAATGTCATATCTTGGGTTGGATCACCCAAAACAGCTGCATTGCTAGCGTTTACAACGGAGTTGTATCCAATAGCAATAGAATTTTGAATAGAAGAAGTTGCTGTTTCGGATGAGCTTCCAACAAATGTACATTGGGATACAACAATTCCTGCATTTGGACCAGCGCTATAACCAATTGCGGTGTTATCAGAACCGCTTGTTATAGAGACCATGGCATTTGAACCAACTGCGGTGTTATGTACACCTGTTGTAATAGAATCAAGTGCACTTTGACCAAATGCTGTGTTGTTTGAGCCGGTGCTTAAGTCAAATAATGCTTGAAACCCAAATGCTGTGTTACTTGTTGCAGCAGATGTTCCACTACTTGGGGCACCTATGCCGTTTACAAAAAAGTTATAATCACCCAAACTTGAATTGTTGGCGCCTATAGAAAAATTTGTATTTGCATAATGCAAAGGCAAATCCATTTGCAGAACAACGGCGCCCGTAGTTGGCGTAATAACCGAAGTGCCACCTGTTGCACTAACACTTGAAACGGCACCCCCACCGCCACCGCCATTATCAACCCATTGCAAAACTTGCGGTGTTCCAGGGGTTCCATAAGCAGCAGCCGTTACCAAACTTAAAACTTGTCCAGGCGTTCCACCAAAACCGCCTAGAGGATTAAACAAACTGTCATAAATTGCCCCTGACCCATTTGATCCTGTGTAAGTTTGTAAATAATCTACATTTTCAACTTGGCGAATAGCAATATTGCCAAAATTAAAAAAATTACCAAAAGGAATAGCTGGATTACCCGTTGCCAAAACAGTAGACCAATTTGGTATTTCAATATTTATATTTCCGTTAGATGTTAATGGGCTACCAGTAATTGTAGCTGTAGCCCCTGTAGACGTTAAACCAACGCTGGTTAGACCACTACTGCCGCCCCCACCAGGAATATTAATTGTGGCAACGCCCCCTGCAGCGCTTCCCGTTACTCCTGATCCTGTAAACGTAACTCCACCAACGGCAGTTGACGATAAACCAGGAGCAATTACGGCAATTGTTGATGATGTGGCACTGGCAGGAGCCCAAGCGCTGCCGCTCCATGATAAGATTTGACCTGTTGTAGCGCCTGCTTGAGCAATTCTTGACAACGGTAACCCACCTACCGCTATATCAAGAACAATTGTGCCATTTGATGTTAATGGGTTGTTAGTAAAGTTAAAGTTTGTGCCTCCTGAAACTTCTCCCAATCCAACGCTGGTTAGACCACTACTGCCGCCCCCACCTGTTACGGTAAAAACCACATCCGATTCGTTGTTAACAGAATCTTGCGTAACCGCAATTGTCATATTAGAGTTGGCAGAACTTAAATTAATTGTAGATGTTGTAGCCGATTGAGACCCAGATTTAACCGTTACATTTTGGTTTGACGTGCCATCAACAACGGAAAGATTAATACCCCCCGCACCACCACCTGGGTTTGTAATGGCAACTGACCCATCCGATGAAACAATTCTGTTTCCAAAAAATTGTTTGGCTGATGGACTATACGAAACTAAACCCGATGCATTTAAATTGGATAACCCCAATAGATTTCCAAGCGGCGCAATACTAAGTGTAGAGCCTGCGCCACCATCCACAACGTTTAACGCGCCTGCGGTTCCTTGCAAAACACGTGCATTGGGGTAATTTGCATTATTGACGGCTAAAACTAAAGGACCTTGAGAAGGATCGAATGGCATTTAATATCTCCTAATTTGCAGTGACATAATTTAATGTAAAGCCGTTGTTGACGATAAAAACCGTATCAAGGCGCGGTAATTCAATGTTGGAAGCTGAATTATTAACAACTTCCATTGATAATAAAAATTCACCAACTGTAGAATTTGTGACGTAAAATTCGTTAAAAAGTGCTGGAACTATAATTTTAGTGTTTGCAGCCATTTCCCCGTAAAAATAAAAACTTAAATAGTTGTAACTATCTAATGTCAACGTGATGACAGTATTTCCCGTTACATCAATGGAGTTTTGATTTTGCTGTGGCTCATCAATTAATTTGCCAGGGCGTGGCATATAAACTGGTTGAGGGTCAATTTTAATAGGGGGAATTAATTTGTGACCGTTTGGAACATCTGCAAACTTTGGGTTAACAAGTTTTCCAGTCCAAATTAAACCAGTGGCGGAATATTCCATTTGTTTAACCATTTGGTTTCGCGCACACAAAAGGCCGCTGTAATCACATCGACCAACGGGTTCAATGTCGTCAAACCGAACATACGTATATTTCCCATGGCTTCTGGTTTTCATGATGATAAAGTCCCAAAACTTGACATATCAGGCATAAAAGACAAAATGACATTCTGGTAATCGGAGTGAATAGCACGCTGGTAGGCTTCTATAGACTCTTGCTTCAAAATTTGTTGCTGGGCTTTATCTTGAATTAAAAATTTTAAAGATAACCTGTAAGCAACACCTTTTATAAACGCCTCTAAAAACTTAGGCGGCATAGGAGCATTGTAAAAAAGGTATGTAATATCTTGGGGGTACCACAAAGCGTTAAATTTTAAACAAAAACCAATGGTAGACGGCACAGGATAAACATTGATAACGGTTGGCATCCCTTCATCAATGTAATACCCGCTTAACGTACTACCTTGTGTAGAATTTGGATTTCCTGAATTGGCAACCGTTGGCGACCAGTTTAAATAATCAAAACGACTGACAGCAGCTAATGTTTGATAATTTTGGTTGTAATTATCAATGTTGAAATAAAGTTGCTGAATTTGAAGTGTAGCGCCTTGTGTTTCCCGAATGCGCCAAAATTGAGCAGCAACAGATTTTTTAAGAACAATCCAGTTAGTAATGGATGGGTAATAAGTTTGCTGAATAGCATTGTAAAGTGTAACCCACGTATTCCCATCAACTGAATACTCAACAGCAATTGAATACGTTTCTAAAGAAAGAGAAAGAATTCCAATGTATAATATACTGTTAGTATTTCCAGGCCCATAATTATAAGAAATATAACCATTGGGGGCAGTCTGAACACATCCAGCAGTAGCGGTAGGATCAAAGCAGTTATTAGCAACACCGCCATCAGAGCTATAAGCTGTCCCTCCAGTATTAAGGCGTTTGGGGGCAAGCACGACCATTTCATTGTAAGGGATTTGAACGACGTAAGAAGGTAATTCATATTTTGACTGCCCTGGTACGAGCGATACCATCATGGGATTAATCATAAAAAGATTGTTGCCATCACGTCCTGCCCAGGACGTCAATTCTAAATTGGCCGAATAAATAGCTGATTTAATCTGCAAAGCGGTGGCAGTGTTTCCAATAATGCCCACATGCTCCAACGCTTCCGTTAGCAGATCATCAATTTCAGTATTTTGGCCAAATACATAAGAATTGCTGATTTGAACCATTTAATATTTTTAATCCTTACGTGATTGCAACTCTTGTTTTGCAAATTTTCTTATTAAATTACTTTTTGAATGCATTTTTTGTTCTATAAATTCTTTTGGAATTTTTTTATCTTTTGGAATACCATATACTTTGCGCAAACCATCTTTTTTAACTTTTTTAAGCCCTTCATAAAAATCATGGGCTTCGTTAAAAGAAACAGAGCCGCCTTTTTTCTTTTGTGAAATTTTTGGGTGAGCGTCTTTAACCGCTTTAGTGGCTTTAACAAAATTTTTAGAATGGTCTGCATTTTGTACTTTCCCTCCTTTTTTGTGCGGCATAAATTTTTGGGCTTTTTCAATGTATGGATCAGCTTTATCAGCCATGTTTTGCGCACCTGTAACGGCTTGTTTGCCCGCATTGATCATTCCTCCAATGTCTCCACGCGCACCTGCTTCTGAAAATTCTTTTGCGCCAGGAATCCAACCAAAAGCTTTTGTTAATGTAGGATTATCAGCTTTCATTTGATCCCAAACGCCACGTTTCCAAGTTCCATCATCTTGTTTTTTAAACCCAGCTGCAGTGCGTTGTTTGGCTAAAGCATCGGACTGAAATTGATCTGTTTGACGGTGTATTTCATCTCCAAAAGCTTGAGAACGGGCTTTATTTTGTTGGGTTTCAGCCATGGCTTGATTGCGATATGCATCATTTTGAGCCCCAACAGCTTGTTTGTATTGATCACTTCGGCGGTCAACTTGGGGAGCTACTTCACCCCGTCCTTTAGCTTGCAGACGTGCGCGCATGGCATTGTAATCAATACCATTGCTTTGACCAGGTGCAATAGAAGGGGATTGATTTAAAATTCCTTGGCTTTTGCTGTTATCTGCCCCTACAAATTTGTTGTAATCAGAAGTGTAAGCTTTATTATAATTTTCAGCATTTTGAGCAATAGTATTTGGATTTTGTTTAGCAAAATCTTGTGCGTACATTTGTTTGGGGTTATAAATTTTTGAATATTTATCGACACTTCCAGCTAACGAAGATGTATCAACAGCAGGTTGTTGTGGAGCGCCTGGCTGAGGAGGAACCATATTTCCATCAGCATGACGTGTGCGGTAAGCATTTTGGGACATGCGCCGATCATTGGGTTTCATTGGTTTTGGAACAGGCGGCGCTTTTAACAATCCACCCGTTTTCATTTTAGGAATGGGGGCAGATGAACCAGCTGAAGGGGCTTTTGTTAAAGACGAATTGGAACTATCGCGACATTTTCTGTTCATTACCGAATTCCTTGTTGAATAAATGTAAAGACGGCTTGTTCGTTTGTATTACCCGTAATTTGGGCAAAAACAATGGTGACGGGCGCACTATCTGAATCAAATTCAGTGCCATTTGCATCTAAAAAAGTTTGTGTATAAGGAAACATCACCAAAGGATTGGTGTAAAAAGGGGCATCACCAGCAGAAACTTGAGGGCACTCAAAATCGCTAGCACTTTTCCAAACTGTGTAAGAAAAATCTGGCCCCAATGTATTAGCAATGACTTGCATTTGAGCCGTTGAGTTATAAACCATTTTGTCATAATCGGTTATAATTGGGCTTGTAATACCTTCTTTCCCCCATCCAATAGATAATTGGGGGACAGCCATAGCAGGAACTTCTACTTGGATTGAAATAACCTTGCTAAAATAAAAACCTGTTGTAACAAGATCGGCATTAGGACCTTCTTGATTTACTTCGGTTATTTCATTAAAAGGAACTTCAACATCCAATAAATCAGTATCTGTTGGTCGATTAACCAAAATACCTTGGCCTATAATTGTTATGTTAACGCCACTTAAATCTTGATCTGAGCTAAACGCTAATGATCTGTAAACATTGGCATTACCAGAATCCATAGGCGGAATGCTTTGAAAAACATACGCACCAGTTGGTTGCCCGTTTGCATATTCATTTGAATTTAATTTTAAAAAATATGTAGAATCGGGAACTAAATCACCGCTAAATAAAGCGGTTTCATTTCCAGTTGCGGGCAACCAAGTAGTGGTAATAGGTCTCATTACGCGGGATCTCCTGTGTAATACTGGGGCAATCCATAAAGGCCAGCTTGATTTAATGCAGGAATTTGAACTCTGTTTCCTGAAGCATCTATTCCTGCTTGGAAACCCATGCCATTCCAAATATTTTGGTTGGTATCAGCACCTTGAAGGTAATATTGAAACAAAAGACGTTTTGTTGCGTCAGCTGCATCAGGAACGGCTACAGTTCCGCGCACATCGCCTGATGTATTGCCAGGCGCATTAGTTGAAGCAGCCGTTATGTTAGGATTTTCAATTGAAGCAATAGGATCTCCAGGATCCGCACTGTTGGCAGAAGTCAAATAAGAAATGTTATTCCAGCCAAAAGACACAGCAGCGCCTTTATCATTTAAAACAAAAGGCAAACCAAAAACATCTTGGGTTTTAACAGCAATTTGAGTTCCCCCTGCCGTAGCCCCATTTAAATAAACTCGAGTAATGGTATAGAAAGCTTTACTCATCTTATAAGGATTTGCAGCTACAGTTCTAAGGCTTATAGATTCTTGCATTTGAACGCCGTACCAATCTGTTCCAAACACAGTTAGATTTGTATTGGCTGCAAAATCAGCTGTAGAGACAGTTACAGAAAGAGCGCGTGGCCAATCTAATTGAATGTAATAATTACCGTTTTGATCTTGCAAACGCGTACAAGAACTATCTGCCCCAGTGTTATTTAATGTAAGAGCACCAGGACCTGCATTCACATTTTGGGTGCCACAAACGCCGCCAGGTTGAGACGTATAAGGCACGATGTTATACATACAATTAATTGCACACAAAACAGAAATGCCGTAACGGTCATAACAAGAAGTGCTAAAAACGTTGCCGTTTGGATCAATGGACAAATTTTCAAAAATGGGGACTGAACGCACCCCATCTTGAACTTGAGTTCCATAAGGAATATTTAACATAATGTGTTACTCCTTATAGGCCAGTTGAGCCAAAACATGAACGCCAGCTGGTATATCCAAACGAATACCGTTCAATCGCAGAGCAAACAATGTTGTAAGTACTTGGATCAGTCATAAAATCGATTTCCAAAGCTTCACGCAAATAATGCTTAAATCCTTGGTGGTAGTCAGTAATGATGAACCATGCTTTACTGTTGGTTAAGAACGTGTTTTTAGAGATTTTTTTAAACACACCTTCTCTTTTCAGCGCATTGATATCATTGTTTGCTGTTCCAGGCCTGTATTCAGATTCAAGCGTACGAATAGCGTTGTATTGGTTATAAGGGCTGATTAACAAAGACTTTGGTTGAACTTTGATGTTTAAACCTGCGTTGTTCTTCCAACCATCCATAATGATTTTGGCATCTTCCAAAGCTTTTTCAGAAAACTGAACGCCCTGGTTAAATGTGTTAGCCTGAAGGCCAGTTTGAATAGGATGTTGCGTCGACAACAATGGCAACCCGTCAGAACCTGTTGAACCTGGACCCGTCGCATTGTTGAAAATGTTCATGGCGTTAATGTTCTTAACAGTCATCAAAGAAGCTCGCATTGCTTCAGCTTGTCTTGGGAATTCACTTTTATATTGGTTATCTTTTACTGTGGCTCTAGTTATTGCAAACTGTATACCATAGTATTGGTGAACATAAGCAGTTTGGAATACTTGACCCATACTTCCAGAAGCTATTGGGCCTCCATCCGCTTTTAGCTGAGCTAATCCAAGCGTGCGCATTTCCATGTCATACTCGACCGCTTTATCTGAGTAATAAGTCAAATAAACATCCTTATACAGCTCTGGCCAAGTATTGTAGTCCCCAAATACTGTTTTTAAATACGGTAACAGTAAACCGTTAATATCGGACCTAGTAATAGTCATGATTTATCTACCTTATTTAACAACAGGAGCTGTGCGATAGTAATGGTTACGTATCATTACCAAAGCATTGTTATATTGAAGATCAGGGACATTTCCTGGAACGGGAGTTAATTTAATAACTGTTAAAGGCTGATTTCCGGCTGCACCAGCTTTTGCGGCAACGTTTGCCCCCATACTGGAAAGCCCAGTTTGTGTATTTCCAACAACTAAACCATTTCCGTCAATTTGGTATAAAATGGGAACTTGAGCACCCACAGTTGCTTGACCAAACCCTGTTCCACCAACAGATTGAATATCAAACACAGCGTTAGGATCAGATATAAAAAACCCAATAGCTGGCAAACCTTGATTTGTAACTGTGTTTGCAGGCCAATAAGGACGCCCTGGGGACGCAAAATCTACGCTGGTTGTATTGCCACTTTGATAAGAACAACCTGCAAAAACACCAACAGGAGGTATTGTTTGAACAGATTGAAGTGGGTTAGCATTTGGTAAAAGTGTGTAATAATTAACCAAATAACCGTTTGCATCAATTCCAACTAAATCGCCTGCAAAAATATTATTAGCGTAACCTGAAGCAATTTCTAAAGTTTGTAACTGACCTGTCCACGGGGCGCCTGTAATCGAATTCTGGACCTGCATACCCCACGGAGCGTTGACACCATATGCCATGGCTATCTCCTTTATAAAAATAAATTTTTGGAAAATATGGGTTCGCAAACATTCGTCGGCGCTGCCTGAAAAGCTTTCCGTGCTTCAGGGAGGTAAGATTAAGAAAAGGGCGCAGCTCAAGGCATACGATAACGCATTCTTACCTAATGCTTTAAGTAATTATACAAAAAAAAAGTGATGTAATCAAATAGATTTTTTTTAGATAAAAAAAACCCCCCTGTTTACGATGAGTAAATAAACAGAGGGGAAAACAAACAACAAGATATATTGATGAGAACCAATACAAGAACTACTATACCACTAATAAATCTGTTGGCCAACCCCTCTTTGATCAATTAATGTGCGTAAACCACCACCAAATTCATTTCCAGAGTGACTTTTTTGAATAGCCAGCTGTTTTTCATTCAAACTATCCAAATAAGCTAAATGTTTTTTATGGGTTTCAACTGGAATCCACATTAAAATTTGATCATTGGTAATGTAATAAACATTTCGCTCGTCGTTCTTATCCATAAACATTTCAAGACTTGCTGCACGAGCTAAAACGGGATGTTCTGACCGTTTAAATGGCTCATATCCAAGTTCAACCGCTTGCTCATAATTTTTAGTTAATTGTTTATTACCTTCCCAAAAATTAACTAAACAAAAATGTTTGTCGGGGTGATCGCGAATAACTTGTTCAGGAATATTTGACCGCACCACATCCAATGGAACAATAATATCTCTTGGGTCACGTTCTGCTTCTTCAAAAGCACGTAAATCCAATCTTTCACGAAGGCTTGAAGCATTTCTTTCTCGGGTCATTTTAGTAATCCTCTACACGAAACTTAACATTAAATGGATTGTTGAGATTTTTGGCATCGCGCAAATTCTGCGCAAACATAGACACAATTTGATCGCGACTTTTATGTGGCATTTGGCGCTCAATTTCGTTAATCATTTGCCGTTGTTCTGCCGTTAAGGTAATGCGATTGCCCCCCCCCGTTGCGGCAGCGTATTGCTCAGCCATAGAACCTGCTCTTGGAACGGGTGCTACATTTGAACGATTTTGATAATTGGAAGGAGGCGTATTTCTAAGCTCATTGGGCAATGCATGAGTTTGAGGTTGCTCGTTAAAAGGATTAGATTTAGTTTTATTTTTTACATTATATAAACTTTCCAAATCACTTTTAGCCTGATTCAAAATCTCAATCGGATCAACGTTGGCAATTTCGCCATTTAAAGTTAGCGCATCTTCATAATAAGCAACTTGATCTAAAAACTTTTGACTTAACCTTGGATTTGTAAACAAAAATGCATTTTCTTGCTGCCAATCCACAATAGGATCATCTAAATTATCAAACTCAAAATCTTCTGAAGAATTTGGCAGTGGTTGATCAATGTAATCAGAATTTTGTTGTGCTTGTTGATAAACGGGAGCCGTTGTTTTTTGATATTTATGATACTCATTGGTCATTTTCTCCGCTTTTAATGTAGCAAGCTGATCTGATAACTCAATTTCCGCATCAATATCCCCATCTAATTTAGCTTGGCGCAAAGCATTTTTTATAGACGCTTCCCGCGTGGCTGAATTAGCATCATAATATGTGTTAACCAGCTCGTCTTTTTTAGCTAAAAGGTTTTCTTTTTCAGCTAACAAACGTTTTGTTTCAGCCAGCTCACCAGCCATTTGAAGTTCACGTTCTTTAGCAATTTTGGCATTATACAAAGCTTGTTTAACGCGCTTCTCACTCGGACTACGTTTTTGCGGCCGTTCTGTTTCTGTAAACCCTTCTGGAACTTCTTTTGTCAAAAGCTCTTTAGGCCGATTAGCAAGCTTTTCTAAAGCGTTTAATTCCTGGGAAGGATCATCATTCATCAACTCAGAAATTTCTACAAACTCTTCTGAATCTGTAGGGGTTTCAAAAGAGGCAATAGTATGATCTTTTAAAACATTGTCGGTATCATCAAACATTTTTCTTCGCCCTTGATTCATAAAGCATTGATTGTTCAAACTCATTAAAAGCTTCTACTGCTTGATCAGTTGTAAAACTTTCTTTAAACAAACCAACGGATTTTAAAATATTGTTTTCAAAATTTAGGATTATTCCATTTGTGGCAGAATCGTTTAGATAAAAATATTTAATGCCATCATGCGTTTTTTTATCTTCCCGTGATGAACGTGTAATATGTACCCAATCCCCCACATTGACACGGGGACCGTTAGGAAAAATTTTTTCATCTGAAAAAGCTTCATTTCCAATTGCTATAATTTTAGCAACCATATAAAAATCCATGACTTCTTCACGGTCATAATCTGTTAAAATAATGCCGCCTTTAGTTTTTTCGGGTGGACAATAAGGAACGGCAATCATACGAAACCCTGTAGGTTCAATAAAAACACCTAAATATTCTTCAGTTAAATTTTCATGCTCCATCAACTAAACCCCCAACAATTCAGAAACTGCTTCAACAGCGGCATTTTCAACATCGGCGGGAGATAAATTTAAATCTGGCACAACTTGAGTAATAGATGGTTTTTCACTATCAACGCGTTCAATAAAAGCATTTACGGAGTTTTCAATAGAATTTAAAATGTCTGCAAAAGCTTGGTGCCTGCCAAGATTTCTATGGGTAATGGCAAAATATTCATTTTTGCGCAAATCAATACGTCTTTTAAAAAATTCTTTAAAACTGTCAAAAGTTTGAGGGGGTGGACTTGCTAAAAACTCACGGGCTAAATCTTCAACGCCACTTTGAATAGTTTTTAAAGCATCGCGCGCGCCTGCAGCATTTTGCATTTGCTCAATGGTTGGGTAAGCCACATCCATAATGGCTTTTTCATAGGTGGCAATATTTTCAGAAATTTCATTCTTTAAAAAATCAATGTAACCAGAAATCAAATCCACAGGCATCTCCTACGTAAATAAACATTAAAAATTGTTTTTGCATTGACATGTTTTACAAAACTCAATACATTAATAATGTTACACATACGCATTAAAGCCCCTTAAAACCCTCAACAGCTAAGGGGCTTTTTTACATTTCACCTTTTCGGACTTTAGCTGCGCCACCCATGGCAAGTTTACAAGCTTTACCACCTTTTTTGAACGCACCCATTTTTTGATTAGGAATATTAGCCATTTTGTTGGACATTAAACCGCCCATGGCTTTTTTAGGAATTTTGCCGCCACCATTCTTTCTAAGAATGTCGGAAGCGGAACAACGTGTTAGCATAGAACACCAAACATTAAATATTTTACGTAAATAATATTACGACTATTTACGTAAATGTGCAAAACTTTTTTTGTATTCGCTCACGTTGTTGGTTGATAAAATCATTTGTTTGGTCAAATTCATCATCGATAAATGGCGCCCATTGATTAAGCTCTTTTTTTCTATGCTGATTTGGCTGTCTTTCGTTTGCGTGATTTCTTGCCATGTGAAACCCTGTGCTCAACCTATGCTTAAACCCAAAAAGCTCCGCACTGTAATAAAAAACTTTTCTACCTACTTTTAAAAATTTTGGACCAATTCCTTTTTGGCGCCATATTTCAAGCCTGGATGTTTTAACACCTAAAAAATAAGCGGCTTCCTTAGTGTTTAATAAATTTTTTTCCATCCCAATACCTATTCATGTACAAAAAAACTAATTTTGCGCCCATATGTTTTTTTTATGTACACAAAACCAAATTTTTTACCTATAATCCAAAACATCAAACAAAACGTTTTTCAAAAAAAATAAACCCATGATGTCAGCGTTTTGTTTGTAATTGCCATCTAAACCTCCCTATTGTTTAGATAGTAATTTTTGGTAAATGTGAGGGGGAAAGAATCCCCCTTGCATTTTTCAAGCGTTTTTACGCGCCAATTATCACCCCTTGTTTTTGTATTAAAGTTTCAAGCGCGTTTTTTTCTTTCAAAGCTGAATCCCTTTCTTTGGCAGCAAAATCTAATTCCATTTTTTTATTACTCAACTCGCCCTTAAGTGCCTCAACTTCCATATTAAAGTTAAATTCTTTTTCTTTTTGGGCAGATTCCATTTCAAGCTTAAGTTTTTGAAATTCAAGTTTCATCATTTCAAGTTCAAATTCTTTTTCTATTTTTTCAGCTTCAAAAGACAATTTTTGTTGAGCACTTTCGGCCCTCAAACGCGCATCCTCAAGCATGGCTGTACCAGGATCAACGGGTTGAGGTGTTGGGTTTTGTTCTTGTTGACGTTTTTGCTCTTCCAAAACAACTTGCGCCGCTACCATAGCTACATGGTTTTGTTCATCG